AGGGCAATTAAAGGTGTTTCAATTAAAATTATTTCTGGGGTAGTTCTTCCTAAACTTCTGAGTAAATTTGTAAGTGCTTCAATTCCTTTTTTAATTAATCCAGACAATGCATCACTCAAAGAACCGACCATCTTATTCACAAATCCGGTTATAGTATTTCCGATTAAATTAACGACAGACTTTATCTCATTTGGAAGATTTAAAATTGCATTACCAACTTGAGTAATCTTATCAAAAAAGTTTGTTAGATATGCTTCTATTCTTGCAAATGTATTATCCTTACACGGATCTGCTTGTATGATTGGATTACCTGTTGTTGTTGATTCTGCAGTCATAATTTATTATCCTCCTTAATTTTTATTTATGGGGTTTTTCTTTTTTTGGATTTATCACTTCCAGAACCTGTATTTAATGGTCTAGAAACATTATTTCCACTAGACTCACCTTTTTCTTCTCTTCCCTGAAGATTTTTTGGTTGCATTTTTCCATAAAATCCAGATTTTGCATCAAATCTTCCTCCACCATATTCAATGAATTCTGTTCTACCAAATATACCCAATATAATACTAATTCCTCTTTTTCCTCCTATTTTATGTCCATAAACAACATCTCCCTGTGATATTCTTACTGATTGTCCACGATTAGCACCACCACTACCTGCTGTAGAAGGTAACATTGCCAAAGCATAATCAATATTAGAATTATCAATCTCAACTTTACTTGAAGAATAATCATTCATTATAGCAATTTTATATCTCCATCCCCATCCTTGACCAGAAATTTGTTCTTTCTGGTCTTTAAATTCTACTACTGTACCTATAAAAGGAATGGGAGGTTCTTTACTTAGATTATTAAGTGGCATTATTTTTTATTTTTATTAGTATATATTCCGAATGAATCACGAACAAGAGTCAGAGAAGTAAATGATCTTTGGGGATCAAAATGATGACAAAGATTTAGAATTATATATTTTCCACTTTGATTTAAATCAAAACTACCCAATTCTTTTTGATCTGAAAGTGATTCAAATTCGCATACAATAGCATCACCGGCAACTAAATTTGGATTACAAGGAACAAGCATATTAAGAACTTGACTCATCAAAATATTATATCTCATTGCCGATTGAGGAAGATAATCTCTTGGATCATTATTAATACCAGTATCAATTCCAGGACTTGAAAATCCAACATCTAATATACGATGATGAGTTCTTGAGTAAGAATTATTTGATTCAATTGGGCTATAATCAATAATTTTTCCAAGAGATTTTTTCAACTCATTATTTTTTATTTTATAAATTGATTCAGAAAACTCAAATGTACGAGGATTGAAAAATATATTTCTAGATTCATAAACACCAGACTTTAGTGCATTAACAAGATTTTGATTCTTATTAATTGAAAATGATATTATTTTATTGTCATTTTGATCATCTTTAACTGATGATTTCATTACTCCATAATATTTGTAGTATGCTTTCGGTTCTTGTATGATTAAACTATCAATAGATTTAAATTTAAATCCGTCTTTTGTTTGATAAAAGAAAAATCCAGGATTTCCTTGAGCAAATGTAGATTTAGATGCAAGATCCAAAATAATATCAAAGGGAGTTTCATTCAGACCTTTAAATGAATATGAGTTTCCAGTTTCATCCAAATCTAATTGATTTTTTGGTACATTAAATTTAGTTGTTAATATTTTTTCAACACTATTTTTAATATTACCATTATAATCTCCCGATACTGCAATATTATGGTTTGATAAACCTTCTTTAGAAACTAAACTAAGAGCAACTGATTCTCTCTGAGATTCTTGATTTAAATTGACTGCAGTATTTACAAATAAATTATCTTTGATTACACCCAACTTCGAATTGATTATGAATTGTATTTCTTCACCACCAGTAATTGGTAATGTATTGTAAATTGTTCCGCTACGATTTTCTTTCTCATTCTTTAGTGCTCCTGCAGTATCAACAAAAGTCATTGTTGCAGTAACATTTGGAGATAGCAAACTTTCATAATAATCAAAACTCGTAGTCTTAAATTCAAGACTAACTTCTCTATCACCTTTGATGATAGATAACTTTTCATAGATTGATGATGATGATGCGTTTGCCATTTATTTTAATATTGGTTGACGTGCATGAATGATTGTTGTTGAACCTTTTTCACCTATATTAGTATTTAACAATGTAAATAGATCCGGTTTATTATTTGATGGGTTTAATGTTCTCGACATTTTAGATCCTTGATTCTTCAATTCACGAAGTTTTTGTTTTATTCTATTTCGAAGTTCATTACCACCATGACTTAATACTTTGCTTGTATCTATATTTGGATCAGATTGCCTTAACTTATCTACGTCCCATCTTTGAGGAGCACCTTCAAGTATTCCATTTCTTGTTGCATATCTTTCCCATTCTCCATGAGTTCTAACATTAGAATCGACTGTTCCTTCAGACCATCCCCATTCTAAGGCTAGTTTTGCAGCTTCTCCAATCATCACATTAAGTTGTTTTTCTGTTGGAGGATATGGACCAAAATTATTTTCACTAACACCAGCACCTCCCATCGCAGCAATTGCCAATCCTACTGAATTACTATTTGCTCCTCCCGTATGAGTACTCTTATCCTGACTATATGGAGTATTTCTAATTAATGTTCCATCACCTAAAGCTATCGAATGGTATGCACTATAAGGTGTTGAATGAGCACCTGCACTCCAATGTAAAAATATTCTTTTACCAGTTCCTCCCTTTCCGGCATCAAATACGGCACCACTCTGTCTGCCACCACCTCCAGATCCATGTGCAGAATCTCTTTCTCCTGTAGATGGATCAGTTGATCCTTCTGGTCTAAAATCTCCAGATTGAAATCTTCTATTTTCTTCTTCAGTAAATGCTCTTGGTGTAAATTCTTTAGTGGTTTTATTATATTCTCCTGTTTGCCCCCCTTGTTTAGCAAGAACTCTTTCTCCTGTTATAATAGCATTGCCTATTTTACCTTCACCACCTAAAGCTTTATCGATATCATTTATCATTTTTCCGATACCATCAAAAGCTTGCTCGACTTTCTTAAGAACTCCACTTTCTAACTTTCCAGAATCGTTAAATTTACCTAACCAATCAAGAGAATTTTCTTGAGAATATGGACCGGTAAATGCATCAAATAGATTTGTGGTAAAATCTTTTACAACTATCAGTGATTTTGTAACATTGCCAATTATTTCTTTATTGTCTTTTGCGAATTTATCAACTTTTTTCTTTATAGATGGTAAAGCATTAAGTAGTATACCAGACAATAATATTCCACCAAAACTTAAAATTTTATCAAAAATTCCTGTAGAAGACTCCGCAACTTGTTTTACATTGTTTAATGGAGAACTGCCAGATAAACCTTTCTTTTCTATTGTCTTTTCTTTCTCTTTTGTTTTCTTTCTTTTGTTTTGATTGGAAACCAATCTCTTATTATTCTTTTTTATCGCAACATAATCTTTATTAGATTTCTTAAGAAAACTATTGATATTAGTTACATTTAATTTTAGTTTTTTTACTTCTTTACCTTGTGTTGTTTCCATATTATAACCCTACTTCTACTGGTTCGACAATAAGGAAAAAATTTGTGTCATTGTCTTCTTCTGTAGAAGTTAATAATGAGTATAATAAACTTTTATTGTCTTTAGCAGCTGCTGATGGTGTCAATTGTGCGGGTACTGTTTGTGTTGATGATGTTGCTGCTGATGTTTGTGATTGAGTACTTTGTTGTTTTGCTCCACCTTTAGGATCAAATCCACCAATTTTCAATGCCCTTACCATTCCTTTGCTATATTTGTCAACGGTATAACCGAGAGCTATATTTGCAGGGTCGGCATTAGGAGAGTATGCTGGTGCAACACTTGCAATTCCTTGAAGTGGAGTATTGAAAGCATTATAATTACCAGAATTATTTTTAGTATCATGCCATAATTTAATATGATCTTTGACTCCTGTTTCTAAATCTGGATATAATGTCCATCCATTAGAAAAACCTGCTCTAGGAATAGTTCCATATCCCCTATCACCAGTTTGACCAAAGGCATTTGTTTGACCAGTAGCAAAATAAACACTTGGCCGTGCTTGAAGATAACCGGTTTCATGCATTGCTTGAGCAGCAACAACCTCCGGAAACTTTGCACCACCAACATTTTTAGCTATGTTATAAATTTTATTAAATGCTTGTTGTTGAGATAGTGTTCCTGATTGTTCTCCTTGAATTGCAGGTTGCCCAACTGGACCACCAATTCTTGTATCTCCGGATTGGAATCTTCTACTTTCTTCTTCAGTAAACGCTCTTTGCGTAAATTCTCCAGTAGCTCTATCAAGAACACCGGTTTGACCATCAATTCTTTTATGAAGAACTTTATCTGATGTTATAAGTGCATTACCTATTTTACCTCCGCCACCTAAAGCTTTATCGATGGCATTTATCATTCTTCCAAAACTATTAAAAGTATTTTCTACTCCTTTGAGAGCTCCACTTTCCAACTTTCCGGAATCGTTAAATTTACCTAACCAATCAAGAGAACCTTCTTGGGAATATGGTCCGGTAAAAGAATCAAATAAATTTACTGCAAAATCTTTTACAACAGTTAATGCACTTACGACATTATCAATAACTTCTTTATTTTCTTCGGCAAATCCATCAATCTTCTTTTTTATAGAGGGAAGAGCATTGAGTAATATACCAGATAATAATATTCCACCAAAACTTAAAATTTTATCAAAAATTCCTGCAGAGGATTTTGCAACATCGGTCACATTACTTAGTGCAGAACCTCCTACTGATTTTTTTTCTATTGTTTTTTCTTTTTCTTTTGTTTTCTTTCTTTTAACTTGATCAGAAACTAATCTCTTATTATCTTTTTTAACTTTAGTATAATCCTTACTAGATTTCTTAAGAAAACTATTGATATTAGTTACATTTAGTTTTAATTTTTGTACTTCCTTGACTTGTATTGTTTCCATATCTTACACATATATTCCATAAATTTCTGGAGTTGTATTCATGTATGGATTACTCCCATTCACAGGAGATATAGAAGGAACAGGAGGTACTGTTTGTTGATCTGAAACTGGTTGTTCTTTCTTCATAACTTTTGGAGGAAGTTCCATTGTTATAAAGTTAATCTTACCAGCATCTTTAGAAGAAATCATCTGGTAGATTTTTTCGGTTCTCATATTATTAATGATGGATCCATCAACATTTGGAGCAAAGATTTCTGGCCCTTCTTCTCCCACGAGATATGGAGTTTTTGCTGATACAGGACCACCCATTTTTCTTGCAGGAATTCCCACCAAATCTCTAGCTGTATTTTGATATTTTCTATATATTTTAGCTTTTGCTGCTTCATATGCTATATCATTACTATAAGTCCCCTGTCCCTCAGACCTTCCCCTTAAAGATATGGGAACAGTTTTTAATTCCTCCTCTTGTTCCTCTTTCATAGCATATAATGATTTTCTTTTAGCTGAAACACTTGTATAAATTCGATCTTGTTCTGGTGTTAAAGGGAGATCTTTACCAAGTTTAGATTTTCCCTTATTAGTAATTCCTGAAATTTCAAGTTCCCTATCTAAAACGTCATGTGCTTCAGTAAAACCCACTCCACCAGTTACTCCTTCCCTGAGTACTTTATATGAAGCATATGCAATTGCAGCAGTAGCTAAAACTGCCAAGAAAGGTGGAGATGCTATAATTGCTAAAACTTTTCCAATAATTGCCAAAGCGCCGATCAACTTTGCCCCTAATACTGCACCACCAATAACACCAAGTATATTTCTTATTAACTTCCAATTACTAACAATAATATTAAAGAATTTACTCATTTTTTTTCTATTTTCTTCATCCTCAAACCACTTAAATACTGCATTTGCTCCAATACCTAATCCAAGCAGTGTTATAAATTCTAATATTTTATCAAAGAAACCTTTAAATGGAGCAGCAACGAATTGTGCTGTTTTTTTAATTGCTCCACCAATCTTCCTAACACTTTCTATTGCACCTTCTTTTAACCTTAATTTTTCTTTAGACTTTTCTTTCTTAAGAGTTTTATTTTTTTCTTTTTCTTCTTCATTTCTCATTCCAAAAGCAGTCGCAATTTGCTTTTGAATTTCTACAAGAATTTTATTCGTTTCTACAAGAGACTGATTTACATTACTACCTCCCGGTAGTTTTTTTCCTACATTACCTTTTTGAGTTTGTAATATTTTTTTAATTCTTGTAATCTTTTCAGAATTAACTTCTGTTTTACTTTCTACTTTCGAAAATTTTTCTTCTAACCCCTTAATGCGGATTAAAGATTTTCTAACATGTCCTGATAACTTACTTAATGTCTTATGAATATTTCTAATAGATCCCGTGGAATCACCAGCAATATCCTTGTCACCAAATACTGCTGATGAAATCTTTAACTTTGGAGTATCTTTAATTTTTATATTAGATTCCATTCTGCTGTTGTGCTTTTAGGTTTTCATCTTCAATATGTTGTTGTAATAGAGCAAGATATATTTCTTTTTCCCACGGAATCATATTTTCTAACTCTGTTAGTGAGTATTTATGATGTTGCATCAAAGCAAAATTTATCTTGTAGTATGACTCAAGACTTGTATGAGCCATACCTAACTGAAAAAACTTGCTAACCCTTCAAGAACAACATCACTCTCTACATTAGTATTTGGATTTTTTACTTTTACTGTATGTGAAAGTTTTGGCATTGTTTCAAAAAACTTTTCAATTTCTTTGAATTGCTTACTGTTTAATTGATCAACAAATTCTGTCAATTCTTTTTTGCTACATTCTGATGCACTCCAACTTTCTTCTTTATCATAAACCATTTCGATACAAGAAGTAATCATATCTAATGACTTTGTAACATCACTTACATTATCATTTATTTCAAAATTATTACCAATAAATTGTTCAAAAGAAGGATACCTCAATTTCATTGAATAAGCATCATCTAATTTAATAATATTCTTGTGTTCTTTACTTTTCTGAACTTTAATTAAATCAATATCAATTTCCACATCAACAGTTGTCTCACCATCATCAGGACAAGAAAGTTGAATTTCTACGGTTTCTCCTACAGACCTTGCACGAACATTTAAGAACAAATATTCAATATCAAAAGTTGCAAGAGACTGGACTTTAATACCTCTTGTTATGATACAATTATTCAAGATTTGAATAAGACCATCAGAGATCTGTTTCATATCTTCAGTTTCTAATGCAATCAAAAGAATTTTTTCTTCTTTAACTAGAAAAGGACGATACTTAACTTTCTTTCCACTTGAAGGCAACTCCATCTCATAAGTCGGAGTATTAATTTTAGGTAAAGGCATAATGACCCATTATAATTTCAGTTGTGATTATTTATTATGGATTAAGCAATCTCATTAGAAGACAAAAGATTGCCACTGATTTGTGGAGGAAATGGTACTACTTCAAGAGGAATAGGACCAGTAGGAGTAGATGAAGGTGTCGGTTTTGCAACTGGATTTGGTTTTGAAGTTGGTTTTTTATTTGATTTAGATCCACTATAAGATCCTGGATTTATAATGTAACGATCATAATTAAATGTCACACTAATTTTAAGTAAATCTGCAGTTCCATATGCTACAGGAATTGATGTCATAGACTTTGGAAATGCATTCTTAAACTGATATACTATTTCATTCTTATAGTCTTTCTCAAATTTAGAAATATACATCGTGTCAACTTTATATGTATCGGGATATTGAAATCTTCTATAGTAACCAGGTTTATTTTCATCTTCCCCACTACCACTTGAAATATAATCCATCCATCCTTCAAATATTCTCAAGTTTTTATAATCATTATCAACATAAAATGTGAAATTTATATCAGTATATAATCTCGTATGTGCAAACTCTTGTGGAATTCCCATGAAATCACCTTTCACCTGTGCAGTTGCATATCCACTCGCAGGAAGAACTGCTTCAGAACATAAAAGTCCTGATTTGCGTGATACAAAATCTCTTGCATCACTAACTCCAAATTTTCTACTTATATGATTTACTACAGCATTGTTTAATGCAGAAAAACTTACAACATAATGGTTAGTTTGAGATATTTTACCAAAGATGTCTTTGGCATCTCTCATTGAAATTATTTTAGATGACGGACTTGGCACTCTAAATACCTATACGACTACTTGATTATTAGTTATTTAGATGTCATATAAGGGATTTTATAAATAATATAGAATAGCAAGTTCTTCGGTATGAGAAAAGAATATACTTGGAATACAAAAAATCTTAATACGATACTTGGAATAGATTCTAATATTGAGATAATTTCAGAATCATATGAAATTGAATCTAATAGTGGTTGTGATGGAGCAAATAATGGTTTTTATGGAAAAAAGCACACAGAAGAAACTAAAAAAATATTAAGAGAAAAAACATTAGAACTATGTAAAGATGAAAAATTCAAAATGACAAGGGCAAATTTTGGAGAAAAAAATGGAATGTATCAAAGTGCCCGATTTGGTGAATTAAATCCTATGTGGAAGAAAAAACATTCAGAAGAAACAAAATTAAAACAAAGCAACAAAAGAAAAGAATGGTTTAAAAATAATGAAAATCCTATGAAAGGAAAAAAACTTTCCAAAAAACAAAAAGAGAAAATATCGGAAAGAAACAGTAAAGAATACACATTAATAAATTCTAATGGTGAAATAGTAAAAATAAAAAATCTTACCAAATTTGCCAGAGATAATAATTTGAGTATTGGGTGCTTACAACAACTCGTTGCTGGAAGAAATAAGACGCATAAGGGATGGAAAAATGCCTAAAAAAGAATATCTACAAGGTAAATATAAACCATCAAATCCAGAGAAGTATAAAGGAGATGTTTGCAATATCATTTATAGAAGTAGTTGGGAAAGAAAATTTCTCTACTATTGTGATATGAATAAAAATATTATAGAATATTCTAGTGAGGAGGTTGTTATTCCCTACAGATCACCAGTAGATAATAGATACCACAGATACTTTCCAGACTTTTATATTAAGGTCAAAGAATCTAACGGAACAATCAAAAAGAAAATTATTGAAATCAAACCATTTAAACAGTGTATCGAACCTAAAGTTAAAAAAATAACATCGAAAGGTTATATATTTGAAGTCGTTCAGTATGCTAAAAATCAGGCAAAGTGGAGAGCCGCCAAAGAATGGTGTTTAGATCATGGTTATGAGTTTCAGGTGCTCACGGAACATGATTTAGGAATTAAGTAATGCCAAGAAAGACACTCCAACAAAGAAGAAATCCAACAGATGATAATGATAATCGTGTGCGTGGTGTTGTTGATAATTTAATTGGTATCGAAACTGCTGATGATATTATGACTGAATTAATCAGTGTTTTATCCGAAGGTGGTAAGGTTCCTTCTAGTGGAAAATATTATACCTTCTTTTATAATGCCAAAACACCAGGAATGCAGTATGACCAACACCCTCTTGTAGGTGTTACCGAAGTATTCTCTTGGGGGTT